CGGCTATTCCTACTGGTAGGGTGTTGCAAGTTCAATACACTCAATACGATGATATAAACACTCAAGTTATCACTGCAAATACAGATACTGCAATCACTAATCTTTCAGTAGACATCACCCCCACAGCCGCTAACTCTATAATCAAACTAGAAGCGTTCTTATTTGCTGAGTATGGTGCCATTAACTGGACAGGAAATAGCGTTCTTTTCTTTCTTCGGGGTAGCACAAAGTTAGCAGGGCCAGTCGCTGGTAGTAGGCGTGTCGGTATAGGTTTCCCTAGTACTGGGTATCATACCGCTGAAGCTGGTACAACGCCTGACAGCGGACAGATCACTTGGTTTGATAACGACCATAATACGACTTCACAAATCACATATCACCTAGCAATGAGTTCCCTTTATGGAAGTACCTTATATGTGAACCATTGCATAAGCGATGCTGACCAAAATGAACGTGAAAGAGGCGTTTGCTTTATCTCAGCAACGGAGATAGCTGGCTGATGGACAACGATGCTCACACTGACCTTGCCCTAGCTGCTGGCGCAATAACTAGCCCTGTGTGGCTACACTCACTAAACGAATGGGTAACACTGGTTGCTGGTGTTATCGGTATTGTACTGTTGATTATGCGTATCAATAAGTTACGTAAAGACAAAGACGACACATAGGAGAATAGCCATGTTAGCAGAACTAGCGGCGGCTAATGCTGCCTTTGCCATTATAAAGCAAACTCTTAGCAATGGCAAGGAACTAGTTGATGCTGGCAAGGCTATCTCTCAGTACGTAGATGCCAAAGAAACTTTACAATCTAAAGCCAACAAGAAGAAAAACTCTTTCTGGCATCAAGTCAGTGGTAACTCTGGCGATGACCTAGAAGAGTTCATGGCTTTAGAACAGATCAAACAACAAGAGAATGAACTACGTGAAGCCATGCAGCTTTACGGTAGGGCAGGATTGTGGCAGGATTGGGTCAGGTTTCAGGCAGAAGCACGTAATCGTAGGATTGCTGCACGTAAACAAGCTGAAAAAGAACGACAACAATTTGTTGACACCTGTGTTTTAGCTGCCTACTGGATTGCTTGCATAGGATTAGGTATGGCTCTACTTGGTGTTATCTTGTGGGCTGTTAAGGAGAACATGAATGTTTAAGACAATAGTACTTGCGTGTGCTATAGCTTCTCCTGATATGTGTTGGGAATACCACGACACAAGAGGCCCATACCAGACACAAGCAGAATGTAGAACAAGAGCCTACGAGATGGGTAACATGATTGCAGAGGTACATGATGGTGCTATAATGCCCCAGAAGTTTCGCTGCGAAGCATTAGCAGGAGTACATTTATGATACTAGGAGTAGTACAAGCAGTAGCTGGACTAGCCAGTACATGGATGGAAGGCAAGGTTGAGACACAAAAAGCCAAAGTAGCTGTAGCAAAGAAGGTTGCTGCTGGTGAAATGGAGTGGAACCAGACTATGGCACAGGCTTCTGCGTCAAGCTGGAAGGATGAGTGGCTAACAATTCTTGTGAGCATACCCCTAATACTAGCTTTTACAGGGCATGAAGACATCGTACAGCGTGGCTTTCAGGCATTAGAGAGTATGCCAGACTTCTATAAGACTGCTGTAGGTGTTGTATTTGCAGCAAGCTTTGGTGTTCAACAGCTTACTAAGATGTTCAAGAAATAGAGGTAACCATGAGCCTATACGAAAACATTAACAAACGTAAGAAGGCTGGTACTAGCAGACCTAAGAGTAAGTCTACTATCAGTGCTAAATCTTATGCCAACATGAAGGCTGGTTTTCCTAAGAATACAGATAAGTATAAGAAGAAAACATGAACTATACCCAACTAATTCAACAACTTAAACGTCACGAAGGATTGAGGTTAAAGCCCTACAAATGCACAGCAGACAAGCTTACTATCGGTGTTGGAAGAAACTTGGAAGATGTAGGCATCTCAGAAGAAGAAGCAGAGATGTTGCTGATAAACGACATAGAGAGGGCAACAGACCAGTTAGTGCTGACCTTTCCGTGGACAGAAGACCTAGACACGGCACGTTTTCAAGCCCTTATCAACTTCACCTTCAACGTAGGGATAGGGACAGTAGGCAAGTTCGTAAACGCAATGGCTCTGCTAAAGGACGGAAGTTACGATATGGCAGCAGACGAGTTTCTGAACAGCCGTTGGGCTAAACAAGTAGGACAACGTGCGATAGAAGTTGCGGAGCAGATACGTACAGGAGAATGGCAATGAGCCAAAAACAACAGATGGACGATTTACACGCCGCCGTTACAGCAGACCTGCTGGCACGTGTACGTAGCGGTGAGGCAACTGCAAGTGAACTGTCAGTAGCTGTCAAATTTTTGAAGGATAATGGTGCATCCTTGGATGTTATCACTGCTGAAAGTCCTATGGCTAACCTTCTTAACGACTTACCTTTTGACGTAGCGGAGAGTTTGCAATGAGAGAAGGTTTTAATGCTACACTAAAGCATGAACAAAAGACACTAATAGGCGGTAACTGGACAAAAATATTAGACCAGAATGTACAGCGTACCTACTTACTAATACAAAACCATCACGATGCTCATAATATTGAGGTAGGTTTTGGTTCTAATACTACTGCTCCTACCAACGCTACAGGCCTCAAGATTGAGGGTGCAGTATCTGGTAATAAGATTGGTGATACAACATTTGAGTTTGGTGTAGCACCTATTAATGCAGTGTGGGCTAAAGCTAGTGATGCACATGACCACCTAATAGACATAGTATACGATGACTAAACACACTTGCAAGCACTGTAAGAATGTGCAGTACATTCCAAAGCTATTTGAGGGTATGAAACTACTCTGCTATGTATGTGCAAATAGAATACTGTTTAATCGCCCATAGAAGCCCACTGACAGGCCTTAGAGCCTTGAGAGGTATGTACCCACCATGCAACAACCAAACGCCGTCCCTGAGGCTCTGAGAGACTTTAGGAACTTTACGTACTTAGTATGGCAACATCTGGGTCTACCAGAGCCTACACCAGTACAATACGACATTGCACACTATTTGCAGCACAGTCCCAAGCGTTGTATCATCGAAGCTTTCCGTGGTGTAGGTAAGTCTTATATCACTGCTGCCTACGTAGTACACCAGCTATTGTTGAATCCACAGTTAAAGTTTATGGTTGTGTCTGCATCTAAGGCACGTGCTGATGACTTCTCTACGTTTACGCAGCGTATTATCATGGAACTGCCCATATGCCAGCATTTGGTGGCTAAAGAGGGGCAAAGATGGTCTAAGATAGCCTTTGATGTAGCACCAGCTAAAGCATCTGGTAGCCCTTCTGTAAAGTCTGTGGGTGTTACAGGACAGCTTACAGGTTCACGTGCAGATATTATCATTGCTGATGACGTAGAAGTTCCTAACAACTCTATGACACACATGATGCGTGAGAAGCTTGGGGAGACTGTCAAGGAATTTGATGCTGTCTTAAAGCCTGAGGGTAAGATTATTTATCTTGGTACACCTCAGAATGAAATGAGCCTGTATAACGTGCTATTGGGGCGTGGATACGCCATGAGGGTATGGCCTGCTCGTTATCCTACCCTAGATCGCGCAGAGAAGGCCTATGGGGGCAGGTTAGCACCCTTCCTGTATGAAACCCTACAGGAAAAGTTAGAGGCCGTGTACGGGCTTCCTACGGACGCTAAACGATTTGATGATGAAGACTTACTAGAAAGAGAACTCAGTTATGGTAGAAGCGGTTTTGCTCTGCAATTTATGTTGGATACTAGCCTCAGTGATGCAAACAAGTATCCGCTTAAACTGAGTGACCTGATTATATACTCCTGTGATAAGGATACAGCACCAGAGAAGATGGTGTACGGAATAATGAAGCCCATGTCAGAGATTCCTAACGTGGGTTTGAGTGGTGATAAGTTCTATGCACCAGAAGATACAGTAGGTAGGGCTAAATACACAGGCTCAGTGATGGCTATTGACCCATCAGGTAGAGGTAGTGATGAAACTGCCTACTCGATTGTGAAGATGTTGAATGGTTATCTGTATGTGGTGGACTGTGGTGGTGTTGAGGGTGGTTACTCTGACACTACACTACAGCATCTTACAGACTTGGCTAAGATACATCAGGTAAATACAGTACTGATTGAGAGTAACTTTGGTGACGGTATGTTCACTGAGTTGCTTAAACCGTACATGTTAAAGACTTATCCAGTTACGCTGGAAGAGGTTAGGCATAATACACAAAAGGAAATGCGTATCATTGATACGTTAGAGCCTGTAATGAACCAGCATAGACTTGTAGTAGACCCTAAGGTTATACAAAAGGACTATGATAGTGTACAGAACATGCCCCCTGAGAAGGGTATTAAGTACATGCTTACCTACCAGATGACTAGGATTACTAAACAGCGTGGAGCATTAGCACACGATGATAGACTTGATGTTCTTGCTATGGCTGTTCAGTATTGGGTAGAGCAAATGGCTGCTGATGCTGATGTAGAAATACAGGTACGTAAGGAAGAACTACTTGATAATGAACTAGAAAAGTTTATGTCACACTTGAATGTAGCCTCAGTAGATAGGCAGCAGGATGGATGGATAAGTTTCTAAAGTTACAACCATGAGAAGACCCCCTTTGACTATATCTTTAAGTAGGGGGTCTTTTACTTATGCTTCGGCTTAAAGAATAAGGCAAGAATATGGAAGTTATATGGACATTACTGCTCACTGTATGCTCTGATGTTAGTTGTATGACACAAGATGTACAACGGTTTGACACTAAAGATGCTTGTATTGAAATGAAGATAGTACATGAGGACTATCCACCTGATGGTCACTGGAAGTCAATAGACTTTGTATGTACCATTAAGGGTGCTACACAGACTTAAGGTGTCAAAAAAATGACAGAAAAATCTGAGGGGGTATATAATATTGATTGAAGCGCACGACCCCCCTGATGCCTAACATCTTAAAGCATGTCAAAGAAACTTAGCCACGCCTAACATCTTAAACATTCTTGAACATTCTTTGAGATGTTGAACATTA